CCGCTGATTGCTTTGTTGTACAGGTTTTGGATTGCAACAGGAACACCACTAGAGTTTGACGCCGTTGCAAATTCACCCTCTCGAACTACCGATCCTGGGTCAAGCATTTTCATGTAACCATAGATCAAGGCGATGTCGCCTGGTCCAGTACTGTCTGATGCCTGAACCCGGCGATAAGCCTCTTTCACTTCGACAAATGGCTTTGTCTGGTCTGAGTACTCTTTGCGCAGCTTTTGTTCAGCCTCAAATCTCTTAGATGGATCTCCGCCTGATGCCGCCTCAGCAACCAATTGATTGGTTTCCGCTGAAAGTTTAGAGGCAGCAGCCTTTGCTTGATTGGTTTGCGCCTTTGTCAGACCAAGCTGTGCAGCGGCTTCATCCAGCGCGGCCCTTGCTTTTTGATCTGCGTATTTCGCTTCTGTTGCTTTTATAGACGCATCAGACTCAGCCGCGCCAGCCTCTGCCACGCCCTTTCGCACCAGACTTGGTTGCAAATCTTGAGCGCGCTTTTCGCCCGTCATTTTGCCCCATGTTTCTGGATCAATTGAGTACCCAACAAGGCCGATCAATCCAGCCACTTGAGTGGGGTCAGAGTCAAGCTGAGATCGAATCATCTTCAGCTTAGTTGCGTCCATCCCGCTGTTTTGCATGCCTTCGATCTGTTGATCTACCAGCAACTTTGCAGCATCAGGCTTGCCCGTAGTGATGGCATGGAAAGCCTGCGCCATGACTGGCAACTCAACGGCTTTTTGCTCGGCGCTCATGCGGTCGCCAATGTCTTTGAATGCTTCTCGTTGACCTGGATACTTTGCGGTAAGCATAGAAAGGCCAGATGCTGACGGCTTTGCAAAGTACGCCTTTACGTCATCCGCATATTGCATCTTCAGATCAGCCGCCGCCTGATCCTTTTTCTGCTGATCTCGGTAATCCCCATACTCGCCGAGCGCCTTACCAAGGCCAGAAAAAGACTGGCTCAGATCAATCTGAGGCATCGCAGCCATATAGTTGACAGGTTGAACCATTAGAACATCCCCGCTGACATTGCTTTAGCACCGACGTTCATAAGCCCAAGAACGTCACCGAATGTCTGGCGAGCAACACCGCCTTTGGCCAACTGCCCACCAGCCAATGCAGCGCCTCGATCAGCAAGCAGTGCGCCGATGTTTGACGCGTTTTGCATGCCTGCCGATGCTTGACCCGCCGCTGACGCTTGCCCGATCTGGGTCAATCCGCCTAGCTTTGAATACTGGTCATTGATGACTTGAGCCAGCAAATCAGGGCGGAATTGCATCAGCGCAGATTGCGTGTTGCCACCACGAAGACCGCCCGTCGCCGATGCGTTTTGCAGCATGGCGTTTTCACCTTGACGCAAAAGCGATGTGAACATCGGCGATTGTTCAAGTTGTGAGATCGCGTCTTGCTGCGCTTGTTGACCTCCAAGGCCAATCAAAGCACCTTGTTGGCCGATTGCTTGATTGCCTGATGTCACGTAAGGCGACATCAACTCAATCAGGGTGTCAAACTGGCGTCGCTGCTCGGCAATGGCCTGATCTGACGCACCAGCCTGAATTTGTGCTGCACGTTCAGCGGCCTTGCCTTGTTGCTTGGCTCCGGTAATCCCGCCAATCGTGTCACCAATGAAGTCACCGATTTTGCTCATATTCTTCCTTTGTCATTCCCAAAATGTGGACCCCACGCACAACCCCAGCCGTTGTCAACGCGTTGCGCTTAAAGCCCTCTTTTTGGAAGCCGATCTTTAGGCAGTGATTCACAACAGAATCAAGCCCTTCAATGATATTGGCCGTCACTCTCATAACGCCTTTTGAGAATGCCCAGTCAAGAAACAACCAAGCAAATACACGGGAAGATTCAATCGCCTTTTTCGTCAAGAATGCGTGGACTTCAATCTCAAAAACCGAGAACCTTATCGCAAGGTACGCGCCCATGAACTGACCATCTCGCCATGCTGACAAGTAGGTCACAAGAGGATGATGGATTGGCGCGAATTCTTGCCCATCACGGGCAACACGACGGATGAACGGATCAGCATAGATGAGCGACAAATGCTCATCCGTAATCCCTTCCGTCAATTCGCAATCACCGACGCGCATCACACCACCAAACAGGTTGCATGAGCCGCCGGTAGCTCGAAACTCGGCGGCCCATTGTATCCGGCAAACAGGAAACACCGCAAGACTAAGCGCCAATGTCTCCACGAGCAATCAGGTAGTCAAGCAACGCCTTCACACGCTCCGCAAGCTGTGCGGTTGTGACGGTCGCTGTGTCGAATGTGGTCTTTGTCGCTGTGCCAGTTGGGGCACCCCATCCCGTAGACTGAGCAACAGGCGTGGCGCCATGCAGTCCCAGCAACGAACTAGAGCCATCGTCTGTCACTTCAATGGTTGCGGTGGGAACAAGTCCAGAAAACAGCGAAATTGAGCCGCCGTTTGTTTCTCCCGCTCCCGATGTCAGATACAGATTGCCGCCCGTCGATCCGCCGCCCGCCGTGGCGTTCCCGGCATTGAGATAGACAGACCCGCCCGCACCACCAGAACCAGAAGCCTCGCCGCCGACTACGTTGAAATCACCGCCAGTCGATACACCAGTGCCAGCCGTGAAATAGAACTGCCCACCCTGCCCGCCATCGCCTGCGTAGACGTTGACAGAGCCGCCAAAACCAGAGCCAGAGTCGCCCGCAGAAATCTCCACATCGCCAGCAGATCCAGAGCCAAAGGCTGTGCCTCCATTGATCTGCACGGCGCCGCCTGTTGATCCGTCTCCGCCATCAATGACAACAGCGCCGCCAACAGCAGACGCGCCGCCATTACCGCCAGCTAGAGCAAGCTGCCCACCGTTGTAGATGGCTCCGATTGCGTTCTGAGCCTTGACCGTCATCACACCGCCGTCACTTGTCGCACTAGGCGCAAGCGGTTGCACAGTCATATTCAGCGCAGACCCCGTGATGTTCGGTGTCAACGCTACAGTAAATGACCCTCCGGCTCCGCCATCTACCGCTGAAATGTTTGAGCCAGCGGCAAAAACGCGTTCATTGACCAGATCACCGGATGCTAATATAGCAAGATATGAAGGTGCCCTTAGTGATGCTGTTTCAGATAGGGCCTGAGTTGCGTCAGCTTGTGCTGCATCGGCATCTAATTGCGCAGCATCGGCGGCATCTTGGGCTGCATTGATGGCGTTGATGACGTCAATAGACAGACCATTTTGCAACGCCTCATAGGCCCTCACTGCGCGAGGATTAGGCCCAAAGATGCGGGCGATTTCCTCTCGTGTCAGTCGGGGGATCAGAGAGTTTTCGAGAGCCATTACACCCCCAACGGTTCAATGCGAGCCTCTAAGCGAGCAAAAGCAACCGGGCCGGTATCTGCACCCCTGAACCGCTGAATGCGGTATTGACGCATCATGCCTTGATGAGCCCACCAAACGCGGTTTTCGTATTGGCCCATCTTGCCAGCCGCTGCGGATTGCTCTTGGCTCCATGTCAAACCGTCATTGGAGTACGAAGTCCAGACGACAGGATCGGCACCAGACATGGTTCGGCCTGGGAGCGAGATCAACTCCAACTCATGAAAGATAGCGCCCATCGACTCGTTATAGATGCACTGAGTGGAGAACTCCCATCCTACAGGCTGGCTCCAATGATCGTCAGTTGCTCGGGTCAAGTATCCGATCTTGTCCGATGTTGGGTCTCCCACGATCCACTTGTCATGGGCCCAAACAGCATGAATTGCCAGATATTGACCTTCACCATCGGTTGACGATGACTTGATCGACCATGCGGGAGTTTCCAGCGCAGCCGATGCGTTGACGTCATACTGTAGGCACTTGTCCGGCAGATGGATCAACAAAAGTTCGTGTTTCTTGTGGACACGAGATTCAACGACCGCATCAGCCAGTTGCGACTCTGTGTACCCCTCAAGAATCGTATCAATCTCACGGGTGCTGATTGGTACACTAGCGCCACCGTTGATGAGGTAGACGCCGGGGGCCTCATTGCGGCCAGAACCAAGGAATGCAAGCGTCCCAGCAAGCGGGCAGAACGTGTGCGTTCCGATTGCGCCGCGCATGACCTGAGCGCCATCAACGCGCTGGAATGGGAATCCTGATCCGCCGATGTTCTGAAACACTTCCGTCGTGTACCGGTTCAGCGCATAGACCTCACGCGTCAGCTTTGCCATGCCCTTCACTGGATCTGGGTCGGCTTCAGATGATCCGTACTTGACTGGATCAACGCTTGTTGGGTCATTCAACTCCGTGACAACGAGGAATTCCCCATCCGTGGTCATGAAGTACCCGTCAACGAACAACACATCCAGCACAGTGCCTAGATCGGGGTCCGTCACTTGCGTAAGGGCCGATCCATTCCAGTAGAACAGATTGCCGCCAGACGCGATAGCCATCCGATCAAAGCTGTAATCCATCGAAACGGGGCCAGTTCCGCCGACATCACCCAACACAGTGACCAGCCCAGAACCAGACACAGAAACCAGCTTTGTACCTGACACTCGGTAGCAAACGCCATTCCAGACAATCGCCCCACGGTCAGATCCTTGGCCTGTTGCCATCTGCACAATTCCCTCATCAGAGCACAGATACCCCTGCGAAATGCCTTGTTGCTTTGGCACCGCAGTTAGGTTGATCGGATAGGCCGTGCGGAAGTCCGCCGACATATCAGAAAAAACGCCCTGAATGATTGGAATTTGCATGACTTAGACGTTCTGCACTTCGTAAACAAACGAGACGGTCAGATCATCGGCGGTCGCGTCAAACTTCTTTTCAACGCGGGCAATGCGCGTGACAGCTTCGGCGCGGTTTTCTGTGCTGACGGTTGTTTGCATCATGATCGGTCCTTAGCCAAGGCGATACCAGCTAGACAGCGTGGCATCATATTTCAGTCGGAAGTAGGCATTAGCTGCCATCGTGGTAGGGGAGCCATTGGCGGCAGTCGCGCCATTGAGCGAGACAGTCAAGGTCGTGATGGCCTGAGTCGTGGAGACGATGACCTCTTGCCCATCTGCCAGCGTAGCCATGGCAGGCAAAACAACCGTCCCGGCAGCATAACCAGCCACAGGCGTCAGCAACAGCCACACGTTATTGCCGTCAACAGATGGCGCAACGGTCACAGAAAATCCGGTTGCAGCCGGTGCGCTGTATTGCGTCTCGATTTCGCCATCCGTAGCGATCTGATTTGCCAATGCAGTCATGACCACATCGAACGGAGCGAGCCGGTAATCTTGGGCCGATGAACTCCAGATCATGAACAGATCCGAAGTGCTAATGCTTGTGACGCGAGATAGGCTCATGGTCTGATCCTGAACGGTAGTTGTGCTTCTGGCTCCTGAACCTCGACAGGCTCAGACATGAATTGTTCGTTGCGTGTTGGCTTGTTGCCTGCACCGCGCGGCATAGTGTGCGGCAATTGCATCTCAGGCATTGACACGCCGTATTTCGTCAGGATGGACTGATACGCTTGATGCGCGATGACTTTCAGATCCTGACTCGGAACCTTGCCAATGCTTGACCCAAGACGCAATCCTAGATTGCTGTAGACAGCTTCCGCGCACTGATTTGGAATGCCGCTGTCTTGGTCTAGGTCGCTCTCAGACGGGCTAGATGGCATCAGATAGCCAATGCGAAGGCCGCGAGCCTCCCATGTAGCCATCATGGCGTCTAACTTCCTCAGTGCTGCCTGTTTCTGATCTGGCGATAGATTGAAGACATAGCCGGACAAGCCAATTGTTCCGAACGCATCATCAACCAATTGGCGTTTTGTCCATCCCATGTCAGTTTCCTAGGCTTGCTTCAGCGATCAGGCGAGACAGCTTTGCATCAGACGTGCGTCCATCAAATTTGATGCCAATCTCTTTGGCGCGTGATTCCAGCGATTCGCGTGACTCTTGCTCGACCACATCGGGAGCAACGTCAACAACCACTGGCTTTGGATTGTCGTGCGACTCAATAGCCTCTGGCAATGAGGAAAACCAGCCATAAGCCACAGCATCAGCATGTGACGCATCATCAGCGACTTGCAAAACCTTGAACGTGCCCCCTTGTCGCGGCAGATCGCCAGGGCACTTGAACACGATGCACGGGAATTCCATTGATCTCTCCAAATGGGGCCGAGCGAACCCGGCCCCTATTCATCAGCTAATGCGGTAGGTGACGAATGTATCGGTTGCAGTCTTGCGAGTGCGGAAACGGCCAGATGTCACGGTTGCGACAGCGGCAGTACCGACCAGCGTGTGACCAGATGCGGCAGTCACAGTGAACGCGTTAGCGCCAGTTGCGATCACAGTCCAGTCAACAGAGTCACCAACTGCCCAGTTGGCAGCGGCTTCCATCACAGCACCAGTTGGAACAGTGCCAGCCACAGCGGCAGCGGTGGTCGATGTCACGATGCCGCCCAAGATGGCAGCAGCAGACACAGCACCAGTCACGTTCACTGCAACAGGGTCAGGCTGATAGCGTTGGTTGTACAACTGAGATTTGACGACAGGAGCGACGCCAATCTCGTAGTACACAGGAGCCGCGCCAGCTTCAATGATGATGGTCGCGCCGGATGCGTAAGCACCGAACACGGTTTGTTCATCTTCCACTTCACCCAAGACCGAAACAGACTCAGGATAGTTGGGATAGCCGACTTGGCGGGAAACCTTGGCTTTGCCGACTGTGTAGACAGCAATGCTTTCGGTTGCAGGGATGGTCACCTCTACGGTGCCGTTTGGATAGACGATGTTCGTCATGATCAATTCTCCAAAATCGTTGCGAAACAGGGGCCGAAGCCCCCGTTATCAGGCCTGACCGAACAGGAACAAGCCCATCATTTCCGGCTGTTTGGCGCACACACCGAATCGTGTGTCAACACGGAACTTGGTCTTGAGTGTGTTGATGTCGAATTGCTTCGTCATCACGATCTCAATACCTTGGTCGGTTGTGAAGCGCATCACAGCGGCACCAGCGGCGTCAGGCACGGCGTAACGACCGGGCAGCAACTCGATTGCGTCTTTGTGCCAGAACGGGTTAGCAGCGGCAGCAGTTGTGTTCAGGAACACCAGAGCCGAGTTCGATGCCTTGGTGTTGATGACGCAGTTTTGATACTGCAACTCGGCATCAGTGCCACCTTGGCCGGTGATCATCGGAGGGCTGATGGTCATTGTGGTAGACGAATCCACCGAGATGACGCGGAACGACTTCAACTGACCAGTGTCTTGCTTGGTGATCTGATGCACAGAATCCAAAGTAGCAACCGTGAACGCATCACCAGCGGCCACGTTGGTGGTGCTCGAAACGGTGATGGTTTGGTAACGGTTGTCGACGTTGGAAACTTCACCAGTCGCCGAGGTTGATGTGGCCTTGGGGGTGTAGTAGTTGCCACCAGCGTCCAAAGTGGACATGGTGATGCCAGCACCTCCAGCAGCCGCAGCGATACGACGCGAGTTGTCCATCTTGAAGGTCTCGAAAGACGCGACACGACCGACATACGCTTGTTCGTATGCGTTGGTTGGCTTGCCTGTCATGGTTGAACGGCTTGCCAAGTTAGCGGCCATACCGTTGTAATCACGAGTGGACAAAGCCAAGTAGCGATCCATGCCAGGAACGCCGATTTCGTTGAACACAGCCTCAGCCAGCGCAACGTCATCGAAGCCAGTAGCAGCGGTTGTGCGCTTGATTACATGCGCGCCTTGCAGGGCAGCGACGTTCATCACGGCGACGTTGATGTCAGAAGACAGCTTATCGCGTGCAGCTTGACCCAAGCGACCCTCTTGCAGGGCATCGCGCAATTCGGTTGCGCTCATCACCCAAGCGGAGTGCTTTTGGTAGCCGATGGTTGCAGGCACAGTCAACTGTGTTGCGTCATCGAAGTTGCCGGTTGCATCGGTGCCGTCGTGAGACTGCATGATGTACGGCTGCGGGCGCCACATCACATCGTTTGTGCGCTCCATCGTGGTTTGATCGGTTTGGTAAACCGAAACGTTCTTCGACAGAACTTGGTTGTCTGCGAAGCCTTCGCACAATGCTTCCCAAGCATTGCGCTCTTCCTTAGAAAATGCGTTAGACATGATTGCCTTTCAAAAACAGGTTACTTACCCTGCGCCTTCAGCTTCGCTTTGTAGGCAACGACCTTTGAAATGTCGCCTGTACGCGAAGCCTCTTCACGCAGCTTTTCCAGTGTTGCATCCGATCCTTGAGTACTTGCCGATCCACTGATTCGGCGCTCAGGAGGGGGTGCGGTCTTCCGGGGTGTGACGTTCACTTTCTTCTCCAGTTCTCGTGCCTTGATGGCAAACAAGATAGGGTCAGTCTCTGATGCGAGTTCCTTCAGGTGCTTTTCGCTCTTACCCAGCGCGTAAACGGCAACGGGTGCGTTGTCCAGATACTTGACGAGCAATGCTTGCTGAGTAGGGTTCAGCGTGTCGCGCACGACTGCTTCACATTCCTCAACGTCTGCGGCCTTGATCGACTTCTTCCCTTCCTCGTAGGCTTGAACCCGTTGCTGCCATGCTGCTTGCGCGGCCTTCTCGGTTTCTTGCTTCTTGGCTTGAGATTCGTCGAACTTGCGTTTCTTCTCGGTCCATTCGATCAGTGCGGCCTCAAACTTATCGGCGTCGTACTCATCTTCAGGATTGCCGGTCGGATTCGCCAGGGTTGGCTTTGGTCCAAGTGTGTCGTCTTCTTTCGGTTTGCTAGCCTCTTTCAGGGCATCGGCTTCCCGCTTCAGTCGCGCATTCTCAGAACGCAGCTTTGCCCATGCGGCACGGTCTTTCGGTACATCTGCATCAGCTTGGGAAGGCGAGTCCCCATCGATAGTGATAACAATCTCGTCGCTATCCTCTTCTGCCTGCTCGCTTTGCTCTGTCTGCCCGTCTGGCGTTTCGGCTTGCGCCTCTTGCTCGACTTCCTGATCCAGTTGCGGCTCGGCTTCGGTTTCCAGCGTGATTTCGTCAACCACTGTTTCTGCCTGTTCAGTCATTTATCCCCTTACAAACTCACAGATTCTGGTTCTGCGGCAACCACGCGAGCATGATAGTTAAAAACTATTGGCTTTGCAAAGGATTTTGTGGTTGGCTTTCTTGTGCAAATGCTTGCTGAAGTTGCGAGGCTGTATCCAACAGACTTGCACGCTCAGAAACCTTCATGTCAGAAAGCGTCTTGGCTGTTTCAGCCTGCGATTGTTCAGCCTTAGCAATTGTCAGCACTGTGTCTGCTTGTGCCTTTCCTGCCTTGGCTTGCGCCTCTTGTGCCGCTGCTTGCAGGTATTGGGCGTTAGGATCAGGTGGCGTGTTTTGAGCTTCTGCGGCCAATTCTTCCTTCTCGGAGTCGGTAGGCTTGACAACTCCCATGCGTACCAGATTCTTGCGGAAGTAATCCCGTATGTCTGCCAGCCCTTCGCCTTCGATGTTCATCATTGTGGCCGCTTGCAGTACGCTCAAGGTTTGCGGGTCTTGGCTCAACGACATCATGCCGGTCAATGCGCGAACCGTTGCGGCGCGACGGCTTGACGACGATGGGCCAACGTCCACATTGACGTCATAGCGGGCTTTTGTGATGTCGTTCTGACGGTTTACCTTGCCAGCCTTCTTGTCATACATTGGCTGCATCAGTTCAACAGTACCAGTCTCACCACCAGACCCAAGCGTCTTCATCTTTCGGCCCTCTTCAACATAGATGTCGCGGGCCATTGACAGCCAAACCTCACCAGATCGGCGCATAGCCTTGGCGAAGTTGCTCATGTAGATGAAGACCTGCATGTCCAATCGAGTCTGAATCAACTCGACGGCCTTGCCTGACATGTTTGGCTGCAATTGCTCGCCAGCCTGGGCATTGCCTAGGATGTCGCTCATGTCCTGCTCAGTCAGTTGCAGGAGCGCGGCCATAGCTGGAGGCAGGTTTGGCGACTTGGTGTAGCCGATTGGACCGGCTGCGGTTGGTTGCCCGTTAGCATCCTCCATGTCATTGACCAAACCAAACGGGTATCGCTTGATCGGATCATCTGCCCAATACTGCTCAAGGCCAGCGACTTGGCGACGTGTGAAGATTGGCTTCTCGACAGGAGACAGTGCGGAAATTTCACCCAAGCGAGACAACTGCATGTTCTTCAGGCGCTGCGCATCCTTGGCTAGGCGAACGTGGCCCATGTAGCGCTCGATGCCATCAACAAACCAGCGCTTGCCATAGACCGGGATGACTGGAATGCAGTTGCCCGCGATATATCCGCAATCTTCCAAGATGCCCGCACCGCTCATCAGGTACTTATGCACCTTCTTGCGCTTGGCTTTTTTCTCGCCTACTTGCTTGAACCCTACAGCCTTCAAAAACTCCAGTTTCTCAGGAGTCAGTTCAGCCTCAGGCAATCGCATCTCTTCCGCATTAGGATCAAGTCCCTCAAAGATGTATACGCTTTCCTTGACTTCCTCAATCTCGTAGTACTCGGCAACGTACACGACATCAGGCGTGAACCAGTCAAACTCTGTGCTGTTGACTTCTTTAGGCCATGAGGCTGGATCTTCTCCAAACTC